CAAGAATCATCCATAGCAAAATCATGGGTAAGTTCCTTGATGTTACTAAGAGGACCTTCATTTTTGAAACCTAAAAGTTCAGAGCTATCATCAGAGGTTACTGCATAATCATCATAAACAAGCCTAGATCCCCACTTATCAGAAAGTTTCAGAATCCTAGACCTAAAGGCCATTGCATTATCATGTAAGTGAGATGCTTGAACTCCCATCAATCCTTGGCCCATACCAAATGCCATCTTAACTGATCTTGTGGCCATTATTGTAGAGTCCAACTCATTAGCCTTCTCAACCATCAATGCAAATTTTCCATTGCCAACATTTCCAAATCTAGGATTCTTATTTGATATCTCTTCCACATATCTTGCCAATTTGTCTGGGAATCTCATTATTTTTCTAGTCATTGCAGAAGCAGACATTGAAACTATCCTAAATGTCAACAAAGAATTGGTTATTAAGCTATTGGACAATGTGAAAAAGTGCATCATCTGATTTGGTCCAAATCTTTTGCAATCCTTATTGTATGCAATATGTAGAATTCCTGTTTTCTCTCTCCATGTGGACACTTTGTTTTGAAAAATAGCATTTTTGTTTGGATTTCCTATGAGATCATTTGTGGATGATCCAGCTCTTGTCTGATAAGCCAGCTCACTCACCTTGTTCAATATGATTCCAAATGCATTCATGGCAGAAATCTCCCTATTGCTTCCCACCTGATCCTTATCAAAAAGTCTTATGACAATTCGGTAATCTCTATTATTAAGAAGCATGATTATGTCAAAGTATGTCATGGAGAAGAAAGGATTGTGTTTTGTTTTCTTATATAGATTCTGGTATGACCTACCTGGAGGCTCAATTTTCCCTGTGATCACATAATTCAGCATCTGTATCACAGAAGAAGCCTTCCTTACTGCCACAGGGTTAAGGTTTTCTATTGAAAGTGAACCAGTGGTCCCAAGAATGTCTAAGACAGAAGTCGAGCTAAGTTTTTCCAGGAAACCAATCCGTGTGTATTTCCCCTGGAACGTCTCCTGGTCTAGTGATCCTATTGACCCATTTATTGAGCTTCCAGCAATAGCTGCTACTGCATCCCAGCAATACCTTCTAGTCTTGAGAGCTGAGTTCCGGATTGAGGCTACATACTCAACATATTCATCAGCAAACTCATCTGTTTTGAGATATTCTAATACTTCATTAAGC